AATCCGAATAGTTTTGAAAATCTTGTCTTATTGAATAATAATCAATAAGATGTAAACCATCCACATTATCGTTTATTGTTGGGTTGAATACTAGTTCAAACGTAATTCCATTGTAATTACATTTAACATTCGCGAGTTTACCTGAAACATTAATCTCTTTATCAGTTGTATTGTGACACAACTTATAGAATAATTGTTTTGAGTAATAATTGTGGACATATATTTTCATATTAACTTACCCTTTGACCAATACCATACTCTATTATCAGAATACCTATTGAGTGACTTTGCTTCTTTTTTTTCTACGAATTTCCCAATCTGAACTAAATCTGAATGATTTCTCAAATCAATACCTACATTAAACCCACCATCAGTTTTTTCATAAACTGTATTGTTCATAGGTGGTTCATATTTCCCCTCATCGTCAAGTTTTAACACTTTAACAATTTCGTCCTTTTTCATTTTGCATTCAATACCTCTTGAATACACCATCTTTTCAAGGACATCTAATCTTAATTTACTATAATCAACGTCAGACATAGGACAAATATAAGAAATATTCTGGAATATACCAAAAATAAAAAACCCCCGATTTCTCGAGGGTCTTTTACTATATTAAGATGTTATTATCTTAAGGTATCCAAGCTAAATGATTGTAATCCTCTAACTGTGATAGTAGCGTAGTAACGGTTGTTAACCATTTTCTTCGCGTATCTTGTCATAATACCCTTGATTGGGGTCATATTGAACGGATTATACATTGTTGGAGTTAATTGTAAAGGAACATATGGTGCGTAGATGTAACCAGCGTCTAACAATGACTTACCTTTGTGTCCAATCAAAATTTTGTTTGCTGGGAAGTAAGGGTCACGGTATACTTGGTAACGACCTGCTAATGTACCTACTTTCTCAATACCCATATTGTATTGGTCTTGCTCAGGATGAGCGTTTGATACGTGGAAATATTCTAAATCGTCGAATACTGCAGATACTTCTGAAGAAACAACAATCCAGTTAGCACCACCTCTCAAAGTAGACTTATGGATTTGAGCTGATAATTGGTTAATCTTAGTGATTAACGTTTGGTTCCAGTCTTTTTGAGTGTAACCTGCGAAAGCTGAACCACCATTACCATATCTCCATTCGTTGTAGTCCCACTTAGTTGTCCAAGCAGCACCTTTACGAAGGTCACGTAAGATTTCACGGTCAACTTCTGCTGCGATTTGCTCAGATAACAATGCTGTTAACTCAGCTTCTGCATCGATGTTGTGGAATGCACTTACGTCTTGAGCTAATTCAGGAGACCAGCTAGCTCTTAATTTTCTTTCAGTTACAGAAACAGTTACTGATTCTAAATCGAAAGAAACTTCACCAATTGCATCTTCGAATTCTAAGTCAGAGTAAACTCTAAAACCTAAAGTTACATCAGAAGCTTGGAATGTGTTAGATAATTGAGAAGCTGTGAAACCAGTTGTTACACCATTGTAGTTTTGTAAATCTACGTTGATATAGATAACACCTTCTTCGTCACAAATATCTTGGAATCTACCTCCAGGGAATGCTGAAGTTGATTTAGAACCGTACTCGATAATACCTTTACCGTATTTCTGAGTTACGATGTTGAAGTTTTTAGAAGCTCCACTTACGAAAACTTCAGCTCCTGCTAAGAACTCTTCAGTATCCATTACTGAACCGTTAGGTCCGATTAACTTACCTTGACCGTCCTTAGTGAAACCTGAGAATTTAACTACTAATGAAGTTTGAGTAGTACCAGTTAAAGATGCTCTTGTAACATCAGCAACAGTACCATTAGAGAAAGCAACTACCGCTGCACCATTTAAAGTAACAGCAGAGTATGAACCTTTAGAGTAATCGAACAAACCTTCAGAAGGAGAGTTACCATCACCAGCCTCATAGAAGCTATCGTAAAGGTTTTTAGCATCTGTGTAACCTGCAGTTGCTGCGTCATTGTTACTTGGCATTCCATAAGGTTGACGGTGGTTAACACCATCTCTTCCTTGAATTTTAGGAATGAAGTAGAATAATTTACCGATTGGTAAGTTCATAGCTTGTACAGACACGATGTCGTTAGCTAATAATTTAGAGAATACACGACGAATGATAGGGAATACCACAGTCTCGAAAGAACCAGAAGCATCAGATACTGCTGCTTCGTTGATTAAATAAGACGCTTGGTTTTCATATAATTGCGCGATGTTATCTTTTTGGTGACCTCCAAGACCTTCTAAAAAGCCTAAGTCATCCCATTTTTTGATGGTATCTTCTTTGATAACACGAAGGTGCTTAAGACCGATGTTACCAACCATACCTGATTCTAATAATGCTCCCATTTTAAAATTGTATTTTTTTGTTTTTTTTATTATTTTATTTTACTCATTAAATCTTTCATTCTTCTGAATTGAGGGTTCTCATATGCTTTTGATTCAGATAATACCTCAGTTGAAGAAGTTTGTGGAGTTAATGAAATTTTATCAACTACCGACTCAGTCATTGGTTTTTTAGTGTCTAATTCGGTTTTGATTGATTTGTAAAGATTTTTTGCTTCGTTTATAGAAGAAATTGAATCGAATCTTTTTAAAATATTCAATTTTTCTTGTTTTGTTGTTGAATGTTCAGTAAACAATCTTGTAGCGTAAGCTAAGTTTGCATTGAATACTGCAACTTCGTTAAGTTTTTCCTTGAAAAGAACTAAAGCTTTCTTGTATTCAGAATTTTGTTTTTTCAATGTTTCAACTTCTTCGTTAATACCGAAAACACCAGAACCTGCTTTATGTACTTTTTTACTAGGTAAACCTGACCTGTTCATACCGTTCTTATTTCCGTGAGCAGTTATTGAATTTCTTGCGGCTTCTGTAGCTTCAACTTTTTTAGGTTCTTCAACTCCTTCTTTGTCCAACTCAATTTCATCTTCATCAAGAGTGACTTCGTAAACTGTACCGTCTTCGTCATCTTCTTCCTCTAAAGCGTTTAATTGAGCATCGTCTTCAGGATTTGAAAAGCTTTCGTCATAAGATTCTTCTTCTGAAAGTCCCATTTCGGTTCCACCATCTTCACCATCTAACTTAATGATATACTCTTGGTCATCAACACTAAGTGATAATTTATCACCTTCTTTTTTAACTACAATACCATCTTCTGGTTTCATAGCTTTGAAAACTTTAAGTACTTCATCATCAGACGCTGATGTCATATCAACAACATCATCATCAGATTCGTCAGACATTTTATCTGTTCCGAATTCTTCATCTTCGATTTCACCTTCTTCATCAGCTTCAGGCTCATCGGCGATTTCATCTTCTTCATCAGATGGTTCATCGTTTATTGAAGTTTCTTCATCTTCAGGTTCATCACCTGTTACATCTTCTTCTTCTTCAGGATTAACTTCGTCCTCTGGTTGTTCACCCATTGGAACTTCAGTTTCGTCCTCATCTTCTTCTTGTTCCCTAAGCAAATCGTTTAGTTCTTGTTTCATTGTTGAAGCAAGTATACCTTTTGCATTTTGCTTTACGGCCTCTTCAAGTGTTTGTACTTGAAGTAATGCTTGTTCTAAAATAGATTTTTGACTCATCTTTATTTATTTGTTTTATTATCTTATAAATACTACGTTTTTACGAAAAATTTACTTTTTCAGTATTGGTAACCCTATAAAATTTATTATTTGGATAAAAAGTTATCTAATTTTCCCATTAATGACTTCATCTTATCAAATCCTTCCCCTTTTTCTTCGATTGATTCTTGATACTTGTCTCTATCAGATAATTCAGGGAAAACATAAGCACCTGGCGTAGATGGAGATGACACTAAATCAAAACAAACAAGTTCAAAATCCTCTTGTACAATGTTTTGACCTTTAATGTTTTTAAGAGACCCTACTCCACGAGAAGAGATACCCAAAGTAGCTCCGTTCATAATCAACATAGCCGCTTGGTCTCCCTTAGTGGATACAATACCCATTTTCTTCCAACCCGGTGATGTGAATAGTTTTATCTTACCCATTAACATTTTACCATCCCACCAAGTCTCTGTAATAGAGTGTGATACCCTATCCAAATCAATAAGTGATGATGATGGGTGATTTAATTCATTTAAAGCACCCCCTTTCTTAATAAGGGATTGATATTTTTCGTTCTCTCTTTTAAGTAGAACTTCGGGATAGATTCTCCCGTTTTTGTTAGGTGTGTCGTATTTTTGTAAAACAGCATAAAGGATAAGGTCTTCTGAGAAGTCCATACCCTTCATTTCTGATATAATTTTTTTGTTGTCGTCAGGTGAAACGTGTCCTGCGTCGTATTCGATTAAGATTCCCTTACCCGTCTCGTTTGGACCTAATATCTTCATTTACAGTTTTTATACTATAAATACATCGATATCCCAACTTATTTCTTGTTCTTATAGAAATTAAACAGATTTTTGTCTTTTAAATTCCCATTAATAATGTTTTCCGATATTGATTTAATAGTTTTTTTAACTTCTTTATCTCTGATATCAAATTGATTTTTAACGAATAATGTAATTTCTAAATTCATAAAGGACTTTTTTTCTAATTTGATTCCTTTAGTCCTAACGTCTAAATCGACAATATTTTCTTTTTTGAAAAACTCATTTTCCAAATAGTACAAGTACGTTTTTATTTCACGTCTTGTTCTTGACAGTATTAACTCGAAATTATCGGTCTCACTTTCAGGTAATAACCAAGAATTTAGTTTTATGTATACGGTTTTTAAATTTTTAAAGTCTACAGTTCCGTAACCAATCTTTACATTTTCATAGTATCCAAGGGGTATAAATTTCCCAGTTTTCATTAATTTTCTTCATATTATTTTAATTTATGGTGTTAATTAAAATATAAAGAAAAATTCTTGTATTTCCAAAATATATTTATATAATACTAAAACCAAATTATGTTAATAATAGAAATTAAAAATGAAAAGAGTCTTGAATCTGCTCTTAGGACCTATAAACAAAAGGTTCAAAAAACAAAACAGATACAAAAACTTAGAGAAAGGCAAGAGTTCGTAAAACCTTCAGTTAAGAAAAGAACTCAAAAATTAAAAGCGATTTATATAGAATCAAAAAAAAATGGTCTTAATTAAGACCATTTTTTAATTCTTTAAGTTTATAAAGATTAAACTTATTAAAATTCATTTCGTTTACCTCTTTTTGAACTTGAGTTAATTTTGTTGTTAATTCATCATCTTTATTTTCAGATAATATAGTTCCCACTTGGGTTAAAACAGATTCTTTTAATTCAGTAATGTTTTTCTCTAAATCTTCTTGTGACATTGAAAGAATTGATTTCAATTCCTCCTGTTGTTCTTCATTTAAACTATTTGTATATAAAACGTTGAAATTGTTCGCTAATACGGCGTGTAATAAACTTTCGTTAGGTACGATACCTTCTGTTTTAGATTCATTAACTTCTTTTTTGGTTGTTAAATGATTTACTAATTTTTTCTTTGATATAACCTTTTTATCGATGTTGTTTAAACTGTCCTCTTCTAATAATTGGTCAAGAGTAGAATAAACCTCGTTTTCATTGATTTCTAATTCACCTAATTTTTGATTTAATGAACTACAAAATTCAACAAGACTTTTAGACTTACTTCTCAAAATTGTGTTAAGTTCTTCAACATACAATTTAGCAACTTCTTTATCTTCAAAATATTTGTTCTCTATTTCTTCATAAAAAAGATATAACTCTTTAAAGTCTTTATTCTCTTTTATTGTTTTTAAAATATCTTTCATTTCAGACTTGTTCTGACTTGAGTAAGATTCTGTAAGTTTTTTTAAGATTTTGGTTTTTAATACCCCTATTTTGTTCATTTTTAGTCGTTTAATATATCCTTCAATTTATTCTCTATCTCATAAATATTCTGTTGTGCTTTATTAATATCAAATAAATCGTCTAATTTTTCTGAATCGTCACCTAACATAGATAAAATCTTGTCTTTTCGCGATTCACTTAATGGTGCTGCTCCACCCGCAGGTGCTTCTGCAGGTGCTCCCATATCGGCAGGTGCTCCACCCATACCCATATCCATTCCACCACCCGCAGCGGCGTCACCGGTTGCACCACCGGCAGCTTCTAATTTTTCTCTTTCTTCTTCAGGTATTCCATATTTCGCATCGACGTCATCGAACACTCCTGAACGTTTAATAATTTGTGCGGTTGCAGCTAACTCACCACCAATAGCTCTTTCAAGTCTTTGTTGTTGTAAATCAAGTATAACCTCATTATCACTAAATCCAAGAATATTCTTTTTAGCCCAAGTATGTGAAACAGGTAAAATACCAAGTTGTGAGTTGTCAGATGTGGCGTCTTTATATAACGTAACCTTTTCTTTCCATTGTTCAATCTTAAGTAAATCTGATTGAGATGATGGGTTTGTTAATGATAAACTAAAGTTGTGTAATTCATCTTCTAAACCTAAAAGGTATAAATGAATTAACGCAATTTTATTTAATTCTTGTATTAAAGATTTTTGAATTCTATTGATTGTTCTAGCAAAACGAATATCCATTAATGCAAGATTTTTACCATCACCAACCACTTCTTCAAATCCTAAAAACGCTTTAGGTATACGAAGAGCCGCTAACATTTTCTTTTGAATGTATTCAATATCGGCAATCTCACCTAAATTAGCAGCACCTGGTAATGTTTCAATCGGGTTAGTTTGTGCTGGGTCACGTACAGGTATGAAATAATCTTGGTCAACAGCCATTTGATTATATCTCATATCAACGTTACCATTCTTTTGGTCAACAACTGTATCTCTTTTGAATTTGTTTGCAACACGTTGTACATATGGTTCAATATCTTTGTCATCCATATTACCAACGAATACTTTGAATACACGTCTTTCAGGTGCTCTTGATGTTCTGTAAATTAACATCGCATCTTCCGCAAGTAAAAGTTGTTTCCAAATTCTTCTAATCTTATCTAACATAGATGTACCATATGGTAACTTTCTATCATCACCTAAAATTCTAAAGTGAGCAATCTCCCAAGCTTGGAATTCAATGTCTTTGTTCTTCCAATTAAATCTCAATTCTCTTGTTGGTATTTTTGAATCTTTAGGTGCTGCGGCTAAGTTCTTAAGTGCCGCACCCTCAACTCTTTCAATTTCAATGTTTGGTAATTGTTGACAACCGATGATTCCTTTTTCAGGGTCTACTTTAAGGAATACAAAATCATCTCCGTACTTACACATACCTCTAGCCCACATTTGTAGGTTAGTATTGATGTCTAATTTTTCTTTAAATAAATCCTCAAGAATACCTTTGATTCTTTTTGATTCAGAATATATTGTTAGAATTTCACCTTTCTCAGACATTGTTGTTGATTCCTCAGCATAAATGTCTAACGCGGCAGATATTTCAGGAGTAAACTCCATCGACTCATAATCATAATACGCTGACAATCTATTTGGTTCATAATAAACCGATTGATTATATAACGACTGGTCTAATTTAGTCCATTTGTCTGCGATGTATTGTGACTGTTGTGCTTGTAATAACGCTTTTTCAAAGTCTTCTTTACTATCAGTTTTTAATATTTCTTCTCTATCTAAATTGAAAGATGGTGATACCTCTTTCCCTTTTCCTTGAAAACCGAAAACCTTAGTAAGTTTCTGAAATACCGTTAAATTATTTTCTGCCATAACTATAAATACTATTTGTTAAAAATCTATCCTATTTTATTCAAAAAATAAAGGTTTATTTGGGTTTTCCAAATAACCAAGAGTATTCACCATAGGATTGTTTTGATGGTGTTTGAGGTTGATTATTTCCATCCATTGACATTAAACCTATTGGGTCGAATGTTGTTCCATATGAATAAAAAGACTTATTTGTTTCGTATGTTCTTTCAGATAATACCCAAGAATCTAACATTGCTTTATTTTGTGCGTCAGTTCTTTCTAATTGGTTAAAACATATATCACCAGCATATAATGCCATTGACATACTCATTATGGCGTCGTCGTGTGCACCTTTCATATGGTCAGGTCTACCATTCATATAAACAAATGTATTAAGTTCATTTAATAGTCTTGATGACCTCACAATAAATCCTTTTCTAAGTTGTTCTTCAAATGCAGCAACAATTTGTGTTCTTTTATTATTGAAGTTTAGACCGGGAATTTTATCCATCGCTTTTCTATTGTATTCCCATATGTTTTGAGTATTAATACCGTCGATATATAAATTTTTATAATTTAATTCTTGTAGTTTTCTTGATGTTGCGACACCCATACCTCCCGTTATATCAATTACAATGAACGCGTTGTAAAGTACACCCCATTTGTATGCAATTGCTGCTAAATCATCTGGTGGTATCTTACCAATATATTCTGCAACCTGTTCTCTATCATCGAAATCAATAATATTAATTGATGAAAAGTCTTCACTATCTCCTCTACTAACATCCACACCCATAATATAACGATGGTCTTGTATCGGTTCCTTCCAATGCCAAAAAGTTCCTTGCATATATTTTTCAAACGGAACTCTAATCATATTTTTGGCAATGTTTTCTTGAATGTCACTAGGAATTACCCCATCTCCCGAACCCAAAAAGTCACACTCCAATTCCTGTGCGATTTTACGTCTATCGTACTTGAATTTCTTGGACATAGATTCAAACCAAGACGAAAAAGGTTTATAACCATTCTCTTCTAATTTTCTATAGTCTGACATATTGAATTCACGAAGAATTACCTCATCATCATTATATTGTTCTCTATTCAACATATAATGACATATGTCTTGACATTTAACCCAAACCAAGTCTTTGGTATAACGAGGGTCTTTAAACCATCTTAAATCCGTTATATGGAAATCGTTCATACCACGAAGTGATTGGTCATAAACCCCATAATAAATTGGGTCATAACCATTCGGTGTGGATATAAGGATAATTTTACCTCCCGTAGATAGTGACGCCATTGAAGCGGCCCAAAAGTCCTCACCCGCTTCAATATACGCAGCTTCGTCAAATACAAGTACTGTTGGTGTATAACCACGTAACGCATCGGCGGACGTTGCAACCGCTTTTACTTCACAACCATTATTTAATCTAAATCTACTTTCGGAGTTTTTATCAGGGGAGAAACCAACGTTTAACCATTCAGGCCATTGTTCTAAAAAATTACGAACCTTGTTCGCCATTTCAATGGCGGTATCTCTTTTGTTCGCAATAATAAGAACTCTTTCAGGGTTCTCAGGTTTTGCTAATTGTAATTTTTTAGATAACCAAGCAGCAGTTACTGTTGTAACACCCGCTTGACGATATTTTTTAGTGATATTTTCGTTGTAGTCTTCGTAGTCCTGAATCAATTGTAATTGGTCAGGGAACAAATCCATAGGAACATATTTCTTTTGCGTATTATCATACGTTTGTAGATATGTTCTTAAAGCATATGGAGTATCTTTAATGATTCTTGCATATTCTTTTAATTGCTCAATTTTACTCATATATATAAATACAAAAAAAGACGGTTAAAAACCGTCTTTGTATTATTGTCCTGATAATGAGATTCCTAAACCTGATAACATATCTTGTAAACTTTCACCAGATACTTTAGGTGCAAGCTCCTCAATTAATTTTCTGAACTCGGATGTTGATTGTGTAACTTCTTCACTATCTACTTTTCTTGTTAAATCATAGTACATAGCGCCAATCAATTTTTTACCCATTTCTGTGTTACCTATAACTTCCTTCATTAAAACTAAAAATTCTTTTACAGGTAAGTTAGCAACATTTGAGTAAATAAAATATTGTAATTTTTTCTTTTCTTCTTCATTTTTAATCGCTTCAGGATATAATGAATATAATCTTCTCCAAATTGCAGGACCTAATCTAATGTCCCAAATTTCGTGAAGTACTGTATCTTCTAAATCCATAGCTTTTTGAACTCTTTCAGGGTCTTCAGGATTTCTTTGTTTTGATAAGAATTCCATAACACCTTTAATGGTTTCGTGAATTAAGAAAGGAAATATAACCGCTCTTGCAATAACTGTTGGAGGATTTGTTGTTGAATCAAGTCTTGTTTTACCTGCACCTTGAGCTTCGGCGATTGTCGCTTCCATCATTTCTTCAGGAAACTGCCAATAACCTAACATCATAGTTGAAACGAAAATTGCATATTTGTCTGTTAAATTCTGAACTCCTGTAATTCTTTGAATTTCAGGAATAACATCTTCAAACATCCAAGTACCATCAACTGCGTGACCTTGGGTCATTGCATTTAATAATCTTCTTTTAGCTCTTTCTAAATTTAAAACCTCATCAACTAATTCTTCTTCTTGTTCTTGAACTTCCTCTTCTTCAGCATCTTGATTTACTTGAATGCTTTCAGATTGTAATTTAATGTCGAATTGTAATCTATTTTCAGGAACCTTAAAATGTTCCCTAATTAATCTCTCACATAACTCCTCTAATTCAGTTTCGTGGTTTCTTTCGGCGTTTTGTATCTCAGATAATATTCTACTAGCTTGCATTGATAACTGATAATACCTACCTTGTATACCGGTACCGATATTACTAACTCCCGTATAACGTGATAATCTACCTAAGGCGGTTGAGTACTCGTCACTAGCTAACAATTCTTCGTAGTTGTTGTATCCTTCTTCGTTTGGTTCGGGAAAATCTACTTTTTTAAATGGGGTTTCTCTATCGACTAATTTATTAGTTAAACCTGAATCAGGTCTACTATCATCAGCAAATTTCATATCCTCATTAAATTGTTTATTTGCCATTTTTTAATACGTTTCTGATTTTTTTCATAATTGATTCTGAAATAGAATCGGCACCTTTTGGTTGATTCATTGACTTCAAAATATTTTTAAATTCCATAAAGGCCGGCATACTTCCACCATTTCCTTTTTCGAACTTAGGTCTTGGGTCAGGTCCTTCACCAGGATTTTGCCAAGGGTCAATGAAAGGGTCTTTATCAGGTGATGGTGGTGCATCAATATCAGGGTCAATATCAATATCAGGTTCTACATCGATATCTGGTTCCATTACATCTGGTTGTTCGTGTAGTTTAATTTTGATAAGTTCCATAATTTCATCTTTAGTTGTTAATGAATGATAATCATTTTCCACCAAAGAATCAACCCACTCTTTAATTTCTTTTTTATCAATATCCTCTAATTTCTTTTTATCCAACTTTTTTCCTTTTAAAATTTCAAAGTCTTCGCCATCGATTTTACCATTTTTGTTTTTATCGATATTTTTTTGATTCCCTTTCAATTCTTCTTTAACTTCTTTCTTCTTTTTTTGACCTTTCAAAATTTTAAAATCTTGTGCATCTATTTTACCATTGTGGTTTTTATCCAATTTCTTTTGACCACCTTTTAATCCTTCCTTAACTTCAGATTCCATAGGTTGTGCGACTGGTTTTTTATCGACAGGGTCAATTGATACTGAATAACCTTTAGATGCTGGAGGTAAACTACCTAAATCACCTTCACCATCTATTTTATATGCGGTTTTACCAGGTATAGCTTTAATTTGTTCTCCCAATATTCTTTCAGATAACATTTCCAATTGTTTATCTGACATAACAACTAAAGTTGATTGTGAAAATCCTTCTTTAACTAATAAACCAACAATTTGATTGCGTTTCATTTTAAAATTTGTATTTAATTTCTTCATTTATTAATCTTAAACCCTTCGACTCCAACTTCTCAGTGATACTATCAATGTCTTCACCGAAATGAAAAGAAACTCTTTCAGGTCTTTCTTCTGAATGTATATCAAAAGGTTCCCATCCTAAAGCAACAATTCCATCTACGGCGTCTATCATTCCAAAGTAATCTGAATTTTGAACCAAATCTAATTCTAATTCTGAGTTTTTTAATAAACCCACTAAATTAATTTGTTCTAATTCAGGTGGAATTGCTCTACCCGAAGATGGAATTATAAACCATTCATCCATTAATACATCAATATCGTTACCGAATATAAATTCGTATTGTCGTTGACCTTTATAGTCTCGTCCTAACTCATTGATGTATAAAAGAAACATTATTGTTCAAAGTGTTTTCTTAATGTTTCTTTAACACTATTATTAATCATATCGGTTAACTCATTAATATCAACTTCTTTGGTTACTACTTCATCCATATCTCCATATTGTTGTCTATCAAAGTGAGCCAAATGTGCATCATTATCAAAACCGTCTTCTTTCTCATCTTCCATTGATTTAGCCATATCTAATTCTTTGTTAAATAAGCTTTCTAATTCTGATTCATCACCCATTGGGTCTTCTTCTTTTAAATCAAAATTGAACATATCACCATATTCGTCATCACCGAAGATATCAGCATCACTATCGTAATTATCTGAATCCATTGAAGCTTGTCTAAAGTACAAATCTTCTTCACTATCAGGTTCAACAAAATGTTTTGTTTTCTTTCTTACCTTTTCTTTTTCTAAATCAATATTTGAATCCAATGCGTCGTGACGACCTACCGGACCTTCATCTTCAAACTCATCATCAAATCCCATTTCTTCAGGTTGTATTTGAGTGTCGAAATCATCGAAACCTTCGTCAAAACTCATATTAACTAAATTTTCTAACGCATCTATTCCGTCCATTTCACCTAATTCAGATTCGTCACCCGCTTCAGGTGCTGGCATTTCAGAAGGTAATTCTTCACCACCTTCAGTATCACCTAATCCATCCTCACCTTCAAAATCTTCCTCGTCTTCAAACTTGCTCAATATTTCTTCTTTATCATCCATTTCTAACTTATCCAAATTAACTGCGGATAATACAGAATTGATAATATATTTGATATCGTCACTTTCTAAATCGTCTTGGATGTCTCTGATTTTTTGACCTAATTTACCTGTTAACTTTTGAACGACTTTTAGTTTATCGTCACCACCTTCTTCTCCACCCATTTCAGGTTCTGCACCCATATCAGGAGCCGCACCCATTTCTGCACCCATATCAGGAGCTACACCCATATCAGGAGCCGCACCCATATCAGGAGATGCTGGTGGTAATGCAGGTGGCATTTCAGCGGCAACCTCAGCAGGTGCTGGTGGTGCAACTTCTGCTGGTGCTGATTTACCGGCTTTTAAAACATATTTTGTTTCTTCTTGTAAATTATCTTGTCCTTTTAAAAGTTCTAATCTTTTAAGAGCTTCAGCGTATGAAGAGAATCTATTCTTATTCTTCATAAACATACCACCGATATAGTCTAACGAATTTTCGTTCAAACCTCTTTTTACATAGTATCCATCTTTTTCTTTGACTACACCATATAAACCTGACTTTGTTGATTCAGATAGATATTCTGCAGCTTTAGATGTTGCAACATTCTTATTATTGTTGTTGTTATAGTAGGTAAGCTCGAGAATTCTTTTTAATTTCTCATCTCCGCTTAATTTTTCACTACCGAGTGGTTTTATATCTCCCATTTTTAATATTATTAAATGAAATTATTCTTATCATATAAATACATAGATATATGAAAAAAAATATGGTTTATTATTGTGCTACGGATAATTTCTTATTTTGAATCCCCTTTTTGATACCCATTAATTTCTCAATGTACCCATTTCTCCTAAGTAATTTGAAGGTTAAATTTTCATAAGAATACTCCCCACCCTTCTCGAGACCCGATTGTCTAAATTGTTTTAATTTGGTTTTTACATCATCAACGTCCTTTGAAACGTCTTTTCCTGATTCTGAGGACTTAACCAATGAATCTATTAATTCTGCATATTCTTGACCCTTTTCCATAATGGTGCGGTCATCAATGAACTCCTTACCCTTTTTAGGTTCAATTATCCATTTGTTATTTAATATTGAATAGACTCCCGTTGATAGGTGTTTTTCATTTGAATCTTGAACATAAAGTTCAACATCGTATCCTTTTATTTTTATATCGTGTTCCGAGTTCCAATTGTTTTTCTTTGAATCGAAAAATTCTTTAACTATCTTCTTCATCGAAGTAGAATCTTTTTTATTCGAGTCATTAAAATCATTGAAATCTACCAATATGTGTAAATCAACATCCGAATATTCGGACCAATTAAAATTTGATAACGAACCTGTTAAATGGACATCATCAATAAAGAAATCGATACCGATAAATTCAACAAACTTATCAGCAATCTCCAATAATTTAGTTCTAATATTATCCTTCATACTAAAAGAACCATTATCCTCCTCAAAAATATCAGGGGACAATGATTCCTTAGAATAAAAAGACTTTACTATCTTTTGGTCTAACTCACTATCTTCAAAAAGTTCATCAACCAAAGATTTATTCATCATACTAACCTCTTAAATTTGTATTTGCCGTTTATGTTACTATTCAAAAACTTACCTTGAGATTCGGACATTCTAAACTTAGTGAACTTCTCCCAAGGGAATTCGTAGTATTCATAAATAGAACCATTATTAAATGTAATCGTTAAAGTTTCAGTTTCTGTGTTAAAACCTGCACTTTTAAGGTTACTCGAGTTGATTTCAACTAAGATGTTTTTACCATCAATTTTTTCACTTATAATACCCATATCTTATATTTTTTAGTATTAATAATATACAAAATTTTTAGTTAATAATCAAATACTACATATAAATATCAAATAAAAAACCCCGATTACTCGGGGTTTCATTTTAATTAAGGGAGATTTGACGTTCTATTGATTTTTTCTTATCTATCGGTAGAGTTAATTCAAGAATACCATTCTCAACTTTACCCACAATATCCTTCTCTTTTACATCGTCGGGGATATTATATGATTTGACGAAACTACTTGTAAAGTAGACACTATCGTCACTCTCCTCTTTTTCAAAAGAAATTTTAAGTATTCCTTCCTTTGTGGAAATTTTTAAATCTTCCTTGGTTAAACCAGGAACACTTAATAAAACAACGTATTCAGTTTCAGTTTTACGAATACGAGTTTCAGGACTTTTTAAGTACTTTGAAGTTTCGAACACGCTATCGAAACCTTGGAAAAATGGGTCTTTAAATAATGTTATCATAGTATATTAAATTTTATTATACTATAATCAATTTTTTTGCCAAATGTCTAAAACTGACATTTAGACATTGGTTAGACATTTTTTTAGACATTTTGTCCGCGATTTGTTTTTTTGAATGAAAAATGTTAAGTTTGTACAAATACTAAATCATACACATATGTCGGTAGACTTTTTAGAAGACGGGGGTCCAAAACCTTATCAAAAAAATAGAAGAGGAACTTCTACAACTCCAATCCTTGATAATTTCTCAAGAGATTTAATTAAACTCGCAGAAGAAGGAAAGATTGACCCGGTTGTTGGGAGAGATAACGAAGTGAAGAGAATTTCCCAAATTCTTTCTCGCAAAAAAAAGAATAACGTTGTAATTGTAGGTGATGCGGGTGTTGGTAAATCTGCTCTCGTTGAAAAACTTGCAATACAAATTCACAAAGGTGTTTGTCCGAGTAATTTGTTGGATAAAAGATTGGTGTCGTTAGATTTAACATCACTTGTTGCTGGTACGAAATATAGAGGACAATTTGAAGAACGAATTAAGGCGATATTAAACGAACTTCAAGAAAATCCTAATGTAATTGTATTCATTGATGAATTACACACAATGGTAGGTGCAGGTAATGCTAGTGGTGCTATGGACGCTGCTAATATTTTAAAACCCGCATTAGCTCGAGGTGAAATGCAATGTATCGGTGCAACGACATTTGATGAATTTAAAAAACATATTGAGAAAGATTCTGCATTGGTTAGAAGATTTCAAAAAATTATCTTGAAGGAACCAACACAATCTGAAACGATTGAAATATTGAAGAACTTAAAGTCTTCATATGAAGAATTTCATAAGGTTGAATATCAAGACAATGTTGTTGAGACAATAACAACTTTATCTTTAAGATATATTACTGATAGACAATTTCCTGATAAGGCAATTGATATTTTAGATGAATTAGGTTCAGACAAAAAAATCTCGGGTAAAATTCCTGAGATAATTGAAACACTTAAGAAGGACGCGGAAGCTATCAAAGAAAAAAAGGTTCAAGTAGTTAAAAATCAAAATTACGAACAAGCCGCTAAATTGAGAGATGAGGAAAGAAAGATTTTAAAGAAACTCGATGATGAAAAAGAAAAATGGACGATAAAACAAAAGGAAAATAAAACTCCTGTGACTGTCGAAGATGTGTACGAAATCGTATCCAATATGACAGGAGTTCCAATTAGTAAATTAGACTCTAAAGAAACTGAAAAGTTATTAAAATTAGAAGATATACTATCGTCTAAAGTTATTGGTCAAGATGATGCGATTAAGACAATCTCAAAAGCGATAAGAAGAAATCGTGTAGGTATTAAAGATACCAATAAACCAATTGGTTCATTCATCTTCTTAGGTTCAACAGGTGTTGGAAAAACATTCTTGGCAAAATCATTAGCGGAAACATTATTCGGTGACCCTAATAAAATAATTAGGGTTGATATGAGTGAGTTTATGGAGAAACATAATGTATCAAGATTAATTGGTTCTCCTCCTGGTTATGTTGGTTATGACGAAGGAGGTCAATTAACTGAAAAAGTTAAAAACAATCCATTCTCTGTAATATTATTTGATGAGATTGAGAAAGCACATAAAGACGTATTCAATATCTTATTACAAATACTTGATGAGGGACATTTAACCGATTCTTTTGGAAGAAAAGTAAATTTTACAAATACTTTGATTATTATGACATCAAACGTAGGTGCTAAAAAGGTTATGGATTTTGGTGATGGTATGGGTTTTGCAACTAACAGTAAAGAAACTCAAAAAGCTGAAGTGAAGAAATCGATAATTCAAAAAGCACTAAAACAACAATTCAATCCCGAGTTTTTAAACCGTATTGATGATGTTATCACGTTCAACCCTTTAAATGATGACACATTGAAAAAAATCATTGATATTGAATTGTCACGATTGAATGACCGATTAAAGGAGAAGAACTTTAAGATTACATTTGACAAATCCGTAATTGCGAAGATTCACGAACTAAATTCTGAGGAAGAATATGGTGCAAGACCGATTAAAAGGATTATTCAAAATCTATGTGAAGATTTCTTAAGTGAAGAGATATTGAAAGGTAATATTGTTGAAAATACTTCTATTACACTTAAATTTAAAGACGAAAAATTAACATTTACAAAAAAAATATTGTAAATAGTTGACTTTTTATGAGAATCATATATATTTATATTCTCAAAGGTTCTCTTTGTCGATTACCTTTTCGTTTTTTTTCATAAGTAAGTGGGGTTGAACCCACCGAAAGACCTTAAAACCCCGACATCTTGTTGGGGTTTTTTATTTTCAAATATTTTGTTTTATCGATAAAATTACGTATATTTACAATAGTATGAAAAAATATATATTAATCTTTGGTATTTTTGCCTCATTGGCATTAACTGCCTGTGGTAACGGGTCAACCACAACTGAAACAACTGACTCAACGGCAGCTCAAGTTGACACAACTGCTGTAACAGCAAATGATTCAACAACCAGTCAGATTCCAACTGACAGCACTTCAACTGAAGTAAAATAAGTTTGGAGGGGAGGGTTTAATCCCTCCTCCCTTCTTTTTTAATCGTAACCTAATTTATTTTATGAATCAAAAACGAAACAACACAATACTATTTGTTATAAATTTATTGATGCTCATTTCTTTGTATTTCGTGGTGGAGCATTATAGAAAAGAGGTGTATTCTCTGAAAAAACAGATAGATTATTTGGAAGAAATAGTTGTTAACAAAAAATAAAAATATTTTTTTATATTCCAAATTTTTATTTATTTTGTACTTCTAACCAAACACTATTTTAAATGTCAAACTACGCACCCAAACCTACGAGAAAAAGAAGTACTCAACCCGACATTGTATTAAACATTGAGGGTAGTTTTAATGATTTCACCGATTTTTACGACGGTAATAAAGAAGTCATTTACAAAAACATTTTAGATTTATTCGAATTATTACGAACCACAAGAAAAAAGAAATTGACCTTATCCGTTGTTGCAAAAATTAGAGGATTGGAATGGGACACCGATTTCACCTTTTCTAAAGACGATAAGGAAACCCTACTTAGGGATGTAATGCCGTATTTTGAACAGGTTGAAGATTATGAAGTTTGTTCAAAAATAATAAAATTACATAAGGACTTGACTATTTGAAAATAATAGTATAGATTTTATTAGTATCGTTAAGAGATACGTTTAGTTTTTTTGTCAATGAACCCCTGATGTTTCTACATTGGGGGTTTTTTTATAAAATCATTCTACTACCAACCAAGAAATTACTTAAGAACGGAGAACCCGGTGCAGTGTTACCACTTAATTTATAATTCACACTAAGACCGAATCTTTTACTTATCTTATAATCAAAAGAAGAACCTAATAGAAATCCCATATGTCTATTAACTGTGGTTACTTGTGCGGCGCTATTATATGATATAGGTGCAAACATTGTGAACACCTGTGGAGATATCGTTAATTTTCTACTATATTGAAATGGTTTTGTCCAAAACGCTACAACTGATGTTGACATATTATGGTTAAACTTTTTATTCTGTTCATCTTTCAATAATAAATTAATAAGACCTAAATTGTAACCAAATACACCTTTCTTTTGTGTTGGTTTAATCCACGTGTATCCTAATAAGTTCATATAGTTCCCATTCAAATATGCAAACGCACTTGAATAAGAATGTATCGCGTTTAATTTACCGTTTGAAAAATCCATCTTAGTATATCCACCACTTACAATGAATGTTTTTAAATCACTCATAATCACCGTATTCGCCGAATAACTTTTATCACCCATCAATGAAGATTTAGACACTCCGATTGTTGCAGATTGTAACCATCTACCATCGGGAGATTCTATTGTTGATAAATCTGAAGAAAGTAACATTGGATTAGATACTGCAGCCTTTTCTTTCTTCTTTTCTTCTTTTTTCTCTTCCTTCTTTTCCTCTTTCTTTTCTTCTTTTTTCTCTTCTGATTTACTTTCTTCCTTTTTTTCTTCTTTCGATTCTGATTTAGATTCTTCCTTCTTCTCTTCACTCTTACTTTCAGATTTAGATTCTGATTTAGATTCGGATTTAGTTTCACTCTTTGTTTCTGATTTAGTTTCGGTTTTTGTTTCCGTCTTACTTTCAGATGAATTACCCGAGCTTTGTGATGAAGATGATGAAGAACTACCTCCACTTTGTGATGAACTACCACTAGCGGGTGGTGGAGTTGAGCTACTTTGTGTTGGTGGTGTTGGTGGAGGTGTTGATGCTGCTGAACTTGCAGCCGCTGAACTTGCAGAACTACTTGCCGCAGCACTTGCCGATGATGACGCCGCAGAACTTGCGGCTGATGATGCTGCGGACGCGGCGGCTGCGGTTGCAGTTGCCGCAGCTGCGTTTGTTACTGCTTGTTGTACTATAGGATTATTTATAACGGGACAGGTTAATGATTCATATGTAGTTTTTGTTGATAATAACCAACCCTGTACAACTCCTGTTTGAACTTCTAAAGGTGTGAATGTTCTTATTTGATTATAAAAAGATACGGTCGCATACCCATTAATCATAGTTGTGGTGGCTATCTTTTTTTCACCGGTACATTTATCAACAAAACTTTGGGTGTAGGTCTGACCAAGGAGTTTAATTGATGTTAGTGTCACAAATAAAATTAATAGGGTTATCTTTTTCAATTATTATTATTATTATTATTCTTATTGTAATCGATTATTATAGTCGTCAATACTAAATGGTGTGTATAATGAATAACGAACATTATCAGAATTATTTTTAGTTACTTCGTGATAATAATTGTATTTCATATGGTCTAATAAAATTATTTTATTGAAATCAGGAATAAATTCAACTGTTTCATTTTCTTTATGTACTTTTAATATTGAGCCATCTTCATATGTTCTACCTTTATTTAAGAAAAATAGAATAGTAAAATATCTGTTACTTGCGGTTGGTCCATCCGTGTGATTTACAATAAAAGAATTTTTAGGATACACATTAAAATGACCGAATAAGACATCTTTATGTATCACTTCCTTTTTAAATAAATCGGTTAGTATAAATCTAAACGCTTTGTCATATAATTTAACAATTCTAGTATTCATTAATTCATCATCTCTGTGAGTCAATAAAAAATTAAAATAATCATAATCAGTATGAAAAAGATTTTTATCATTCACATTCAACCCAACTTCGTCATTAATTACCGACAATAACATATAATCCTCATAATTTAAAAGATTGGTTGATTTCATTCTTTCAAATTCCTCAGGATGTTTACTTTTCATTGTATCTTGGATTTTTTTAGACCATTGTAAAAAACCTAAAGATGAATTTATTTTATTCAAATCAATTTTAAAATCCGCAACCAATTCTGACAACTCGTTATATTCATCAGTTGTTAGAACATCCCTCATTTCATAAACTTTTAAATCAAAATCTAACATATTTTAAAAATTTACACCTAATCCAAAGGTTTTATTATTGATTACAGGGTCGTAATCAAACTTTATTGTTAAGTTTTTGAAATCGTGTAATGCACCCACTTTTATAGTGGTGAATCTATCCAAATACTTTGGAAAAGTAATATATCCCAAATCATCTCTACCTCTCCATTTTACATCTTCGGAAACAGTACCAATCATAAAGTGAACACCGGTTCTCTTTATTCTTTTACCGGCTCCGATATAGAAACTATTTCTTTGAACTAAATCACTGACCATTGGAAAGTCTACTTGGGTTATATTACCAAATGGAAAGAATGTTGAATTATCTCTCTCTACGCTTGAATTATATTCCATTATAAAATATCCCTTATTACCGATGGTAAAGAATCCGCCCAATTGTTTATCGGTTGTTCTTTGAATACCAAAACTAATTACCGGCTTTTTACCTCTAATTGTATCTCTCTTACCATCTTCGTAAATATAAATTCTTTGTGGTTGTCTATATCCCCAATCATTCCAATACCAAGACGGTTGCCAAAAGTTCCAACCAAATGCAGGTGCTCCCCACATATCCCATCTATTCCATCCCCACCCTAATCCACCAAACCACGGGTCTCTAACGATTATGTTTGAACCGGGTCTTGTTCTTATAGGTCTATCATACCCTCTTGATGGTGGTTGACTCCTCCAATTACTAACATCGTTTCTTTGTGGAGCGGATGGTTGTATTGATGGTGTAGACCTTTGAGGTGTAGGTGGATTACTTCTCCAATTACTAACTTGTGAAAATGACGATGTTGTCATAGATAGTAATAAAATTACTAAACCTGTGATTAATGAATTTTTTCTCATATGCTTTTAGTTAAAATTGCGGTTAATAAATAACCTGTTATTATTGGTGCAGGGGTAAAAATTAAAAAGAAGAATAAAAGTCTCCAAATTAACGGGTCAACGTTAGTATGATGACCTAATCCCTCACAAACCCCAAAAAACACTTTATTGTCCCTAACTCTATAAAACTTTTTCATATCTTATAAATATAAAAAAAGGGGTGTTTAAACCCCTTCATTTTAAAATATATGTTTTTTTAAGTTACTTCTCAAAAATACCCTTTTTAATCATTCTATCTAAAATTCTAGCACAAGCGATATCTAATGCTTTTTTGGTTGATATTGATATTGTGGATTGGTTGAATTTTACAGGGTCAACTGTTGCATCTGATAAAAGAGTTAATTCTCTTGTTGTTTTAGCCTCACCTAATCCTGATGCTCCAAAAACTACACCGGTTTCTGCGTTTGTAAAACGAACTTGCAGACCGATACGAGTAACCATTAAATTTTTTACCCCATCTTTTAAGTTAACTGTTTCATCTTCTGATACCGAATAATCATAACATTCAACGGTTACAAAATATTCGGCCAAATTAATTTTACCCCTACCATCCAATTTGTTTTCAGAAATACCAGCTTGAGATGCTTGGAATTGTTTTACCATTCTGTTTTTTATCTCCGTCTTGTCTTCAGTAAATTTGAAACGATTAAGATTTTCCAAATATTCCATAGTGATGTTTGCAACACCTAACCCAACTCTTTTCTCCTTTAACTCAGGATACATCTCATACATCTCGTCAGAGATACCGGCCTTTAGGATTTGAATTGGGATTTGTTTTCCATCATAATCCAAGAATTGTGAAATGTCTATTGCAGTCTCAAAAGATGCTTTATATTGCTCCGTTTGAGTTTTACCAACTGTTTGTCCAAATGAGGTTATACTAACAAGTATAATACCTAAAAGTAAAAATATTTTTTTCATCATTTTTTATTTTGGTCCTTCATACCATATGTTATCAGGGTTGTTTTTAAAATTACCATCAATTTTCCAACTTACTTTTCTTGATATTTCACCTGCTCTTTCTTCTTGTCCTGAAAATTGTAAGTAAATAAAGAATACTTGTACTGTTAATGCTAATGTAACCCAGATGAGGCCAAGTGCTAAGAAACCTTGCACTATTTTCTCCTCAATTTTTTTTAAAATTGTTGTCATAAATTTAGTTTTTTTGTCAATGCCCTATTATCCTTCAGATTCTGTTTCAGAATCTAATTTATTTTTGTCGTGTTCAGCTTTTCTATTGATATATTTGTCAACCGATGCAATACCAAATGCACCTAAAGTAATTACTAAAAATCCGTTGAAAATATATTCATTGATTAATAATTCCTTACCCATCCAACCTGTTACCAAGTCGACGATTAATGCAATTACCATCATTATGAATGATAAGAATCCAACTACTGATTTTTCGTTGATGTCATTGTTGTCTTTAAAAAGTTCTTTAAGAAATCCCATAGTTTTGTTTTTTTGTCTTTTGTTTATTATTTATTTTATCCTTCCATTGTCATTTCAGCGTAGTCATCTCTAATTTTTCCACATTTTAAACACTCCTCAGTTCCGTCTCCGTCTAAGTCACCCCAAACGTGTTCACATTGTCTGTGTGCGAAGTATTCGTCAATTTTACCATCGCCATCGAAATCTAAACCATCCATTACACCATCACCATCTTCATCGATTTCAACACCTTTCTTTTCTTCTTTTGGTGCTTCAACCACTTGTACTGTTTCTTGTGAGGTTGATTCTGATAATACTAATGGTGCAGTTGACATTGGTACAATTGGATTGTTTGGCATATCGGCAGTATTACTTAATGATGTACCATCTTCCTCGTCCATTTTTTGAACCAACATCTTATCCTTATCAGTATCACTAAACCAATAGTCAATGATTTTACCATAAGAACCAATGAAGGCTCCCAATAATAAAAGTAAAAGTTCTTTCCACTCACCTTCTATTGCGGATTTATTTAGAATGGCCCCAAATATCCCCATAATGATTATCATAAACCCACCTAAAACGATAGCGGTGATAAACCACCTACGTTTCATCATATTACTCAATAATTCTTTAAATCCACCTGATTGTTCTTCTTTCATATTAAATTACCATTTTGGTGCTTCCTCTTTAAATTCATCACCTTCTTTTTTCTTAACCGGTTTTGCAGGTTCTTTAACGGTTTCTTTTTCTTTAATAATAACAGTTTTACCTCCACCACCTGAAGCCTGTTGAGCTTGTTGGTTTGAGTTTGTAATATTAATTACAGGTGCAGCTTGTTGTACAGGTGCGGGTTCATCTCCACCACCTGTTATTTGTGTTACTCCCCAAGTCCCTAGACCCATTACCGCAGTTGTTGCAACACCAATAATGGTCTTTTTAAGACCTGACCAAGTACCATCGTTGTTTTGTTCTACTTCTTCTGACATTGTATTTGTTTTTTAATTTTTTATTTTATTTTATTAACATTATGCACCTAATGCTTTACTGAATCCATTAGGACAAGTTCTAGTACATATCAAATCCGCAATAATAGGTGCTACTGCAGTTCCGATTGCAATACCAACTCCAGCAGGGGTAGCCCATAATGCCGCCGAATCTAAACTATGATAGATACAATTTGAACATACATTTCTTAATAATTCTGAGTCAATGTTTTCACCAACACCAGGTATTGATAAAAATCCATCTGCCACTATTACACCCATTGCCGTTGATACTGCCATTTTAGCTGCCACATCTGCAACGTAAAGAACAGGCGTAGCCATCAACGATAACGTAGTTGAAGTTGCCGCTCCAGCAGGTTGTGCTGGTGTAAATGCCGCAACAACACCGGCAGAGATTACTGCGGTTATTGCTATATTACAAGCGTTTTCGTCCGCCCAGTTATATGCCATCACAGCACCATCTTTTACCACTTCATATCCCTCTTTAACACCAGATTCTATTTGATTTCCAACATTAATAAGTACCGGCATAACTTCTTCTTCCCATTCTCTACCTACCACATCTTCAACTCTATGATTTATTTCAGGATGGTCGTGAATGTATCTTATTGCTTTATTGGTTAATCCCCACGTATCACACGCCGAACAAGGTCCATCTCCTCCGAATCCATACCATCTTACATAGTTATCACCACAATCCGAGCGATGATAAACAACTCCGTCTCCGTTTCTGTCTGCCATAATTTTTATTTTTTAATTTTTTAGTTTATTTTATTAAAATCTGTGATACCCAACATAGTCCCCGAGTTATCAAATAACCCAATTCTATATGCTGAAGAAGGTAATGCTGATGTGTATATTTTTAACACATTATCACCCTCTTTCACATTTATAGTTTCTTTTGAAACTACTTTATTTCCAATATCGAATATTTTTAAAGTTACTGTACCTGATTTCTCAAGTTTTACATTCATTGATACTTCTTTGGTTACAAAAGCCGATTCTAACTTAATACCAACGCTATTGGCAATTTGTAATTCAGGTTTTAAATCCTGTTTAATATCAGGAAGAAGTAAATCATCTTTATAACACCCCGTAAGGGCAAATAGTACAAATACCGTTAAGATTAGTTTTTTCATTTTAGTTTAGTGTTAGTTTTGTCTTACTTATTTGGGTTTTGTCTTCCGAAGCAAGTATCAAATATAAATACTTCGACATTATGGATTTGGTATATATTTTCTTCACATTTTCGCCGGATTGGCCTGTAAATTTTTCCCGACTAATAACTTGTCCTGTCTGAACGTCAACAAACGTTAGGGTATATATTCCTGAGGACGGTAGGTCAAAATATATGGATTGTCCATTAATAACAGTACTCTCACCCACTGTAAATATCTTCTCAACAGGAGGTGGAGTGGGTTCTATTTCCATTTTTGTACACCCAACCATTAAAATCAATGATATATATAATAATTTTTTCATTTATTGTATTTTAATATATTTTGAAGTTTTAAAAGGATTTAAATAATACTCATTACTTTTCCATTTTTCAATTTTAAATCTAGCCATTTCTTCCGAATAGTATATTACATTATCGTCATACCATTTACCCATTCCATATTTTTTCATCGGTAGATATAATGAATAACCTGTACCATCATATTCCACCATTTTAATCTTATATCTAACACAAGATGAAAAAGTTAAAACTAACGATGTGAGTAATAATACTTTTTTCATTAGAATTGAAAGTTTGTTCCTATCATAAATAGGATTGGGTTACTCTTTTTATATCCAACTGATTCACTTAATTTATCCCAAGTTGTGTTATATCTAATATTAGTATTTAACACAAATCTTTTAGTTATTTTCCAATCAATAGATGTACCATAATATAAGTCCAAATTGAAATCATCTACATATGATAAATCCGATTCAGTTCCATCTTTGAATACTTTATATACATCACTCATTGCAAATAACTGAGGTGAAATATTTACTCTTTTAGTTTTAAATGTATAAGTGTACATCGCCATACCTCTATAAGTAAGTTCAGATGATGCTGGCATTTGTGGATATATTAAATCTTTAAAATCACCATTTTCATCTACTGTATATTTTCCTTCCCACTCACCTTGATAAGTTCCCCAAAATGATTTTGATGCTGTTAAACTATATCCAAATGTTCCCCACTTTTTAGTTCTGAATACATCTATAAATGATAGTGTAATATCTTTTTGGAAATCAAAATCGGTTGAATAAAATGATTGTATTGTAGTTGTTCTCTTTTCGGTATTTCTACTTAAACCATAACCCACACCATAATACTTCCATATAGGATTTATTGATGCTGCGAATGAATGTCCCCACTGCCCATTCATAGATGATTTATGATACCCTAAATTAAGAGTAGTTGATACTTGTCTACCAATTACACCAATTGAAAGATTTGATGATGAAAGTACATCTTTTGAAAAATTAACATATGATTGTAATATACCCACATCGTTCCAATCATCACTTTCTCCAAATAGTTCTTTTGGTGATAGTTGTAATGTATCGGGTTTTTGTATTTGTGCGTTTGTAACAAATGTTGTCAAAATTAGTGACAGAATTAATAATAACTTTTTCATTAGTTTAATTTCACCTTTAATTGTTTTCCGTCTTTATTAACTGCATCTGTTGTTGATATTGATGTTAATCCCAATATTCCTTGAATGCCGACTTTTGGTATGAATGTTATTTTGTATTCAGTTGTTTTATCCAATGTATTTGAACCATCTGTAATTAACGAACCTAATGTGACATACGTACCTCTGTCTGTTCCAAAATTTGTAGGATTACCCTTTGTTGTAAAATCTACCTTTTGAAATTCTAATGAGGTATTATCATAATTTACTTGGAATTGAGTTCCTACTAATTCTTGTTGTAAAGGGTCTACCGAAATTGTTATCACAACTTTACCACCGATGTTTTCACCCATAAGAGTTGCATCGATTTGATTAGGAACTGATGAACTCATAGTTAATAAACTCATAGTTCTAATTGAATTACTTGCAACACCACTTGTTGTTTGTCGAGCCGAATGTGATAGATTCACATCACCGACCCAAGTTACATTTACGTTGTAAGTGTTATTCAACGTACCACTATTCAAATTAAATGGGTACAAACTTCTTGTTGAGTTAAATTGACTACTCCAATTGGATTTAGTTATTGCATCATATTCAGTTTTACCATATAATTTCATCAAATAAGTTAAAGTAGAATATTGTGTTAGCGGCGCAACCCCTGTTAAATGTTGTAATAATTTGTAAGTATCCGCTTCATTAAAAATACCATTACCATCTACATCTGCGTTCATAAATTGAATACCCGATGTAAATTCTAATCCACTTTGGTCTCCAAATATCCCACCATTTGATAATTCTTTAAATGCTATAAACACATCCGATACCGTTACAACACTATTATATAAAGTGTTTAATTCGGTTTGATTGGTATATGATAAATCGATACCGTGTTGTTTATACGAAGTTGTTGGTGTGAATGTAAATTCAGCTTTTAATCCGTAAAATCCATTTCCTGCCCTTATAGATGATGCGAAAGACGAACCTGAGAAATTAAATTGTGTTGAGGTATAAACATAAACCTCAGTCCAACCATTTGCATTATAAGAATTAAATGTTACTGGACCGTTCCATAAATCAAATAATTGTAAACTACTAATTGTAGATGGGTTTGTAACTATTCCATTTACTTCTCTACTATCTATTCCAATTCTATATCTTTGATTGGTTACATCATAATCATATATCACACACCATTCTACTTGTCCTGTGGTTGTTGTTGCTCTAACACCACCATTACTTATTTTTGCAGTATCTAAATCATTTGTAATATCAACCTTACCTAATCCACTTATTGCTCTCGATGTGTTAGTTGTTGTACCCCATACATTATTTACAAAAGTATTTGCTTTGGCGGTGAATTTAGTTTCATCCACATTACCACCAAAATCAAAATTAAATCTTGCGGTTAGGACTTCTCCGTTTGAGTGGGTCACCGAATTTGTATAAAACTCTGTAAATGTTGCATCATCAGGATTAGTCCAAGTTCCAAATTCAACCACATACGGATTTGAAAAATGGTTTGGTAAATCGTTCCATTGAGAACCATTCCATTTTGTTACTGCATAATCTTCGTTACCACTATTGTTTGGTTCACCTGGTGCCCAGTTATTGTATTGACCAGGAATATTTCCGTTTAGTTGTCCGTTATTTATTTTAATTAGAGTTCCCGCTTCAGGTCCAGCATCAATTGTCCATCTTGCTTCACTTGCTTCATCGGTTAATGCAAACCATATATTTGATTGAGGTACATTATTAAAAATAAATGCATCTTCATCTGCGGAAGTAATTGTTACTAAGTATCCTTGTTGACCTTTGAATGTTTGTTGTGATGATAGTGTTCTAGCATTTGTATAAGTCGCTCCGGTTGATATTGGTCTATAAAAGTGTCCATTTGTTCCGTTATAAAAATATCCCGTCGGATTGACGGTTGCCGCTACTGATAATAAAACATTACCTCTTACCGAACCTGTGTTTACTTTTAGGGATGCTAATGCGGTATTGATACTTGCCATCGTTCCCGTTACTACCAAACGAGTCTTATTACCCGATAATGTAAATCCACTTGCAGCAGTTAAACCTGTTGTGGTGTTTAATGTAAATGTTGTACCTGATGGTGGATTTACTAAACTAATCGATGCTAAAAGTGTTGAGGTAGAACTAAAACCATTTAATACAAATCCACTTGCGTCTTGTCCAGTTGTGGATGGTATAAATGATTTAGAGTCCGGAGCAGATACGCTCTGTCCGAACCCTAAAAATGAAATTAGTAAAAAACATATTACTAATAGTTTCTTCATATTACTCGACGATTAAATCAACTTTATTTCCTTTCGCATCAACAGCATCAGATAAAACAAAGTAGAATAAACCGGCGGTATTTGTTAAAGTTGTTTTTGGTGTGAATATCAACTTATACGGAGTTCCTGTCTTAATTCTTGCAGTTTTCAATTGGTCAATTGAACCAAAAGTTAATCTACCGTCTTTGTGTGTTGAAAAGTTTGTTATTGTAGAACCTGCATCAAATATTACATTATCCAATGTTAATTTCGATTCGTCATAATTCATAATAACTTCCAATCCTGCCAATCCTTCTTTTGTTAAGTTTGTAGTTAATACAACCTTACCATTTTCTAATGTTGATGTTACACTTAACTTAGCGGTCTCAACGGACTCAGCTTTATATGACATTGATTGTGTTGACATCGATGTCTTAGTATTAATTGAATTCACTGAGTTTGTATATTGTCCAGCACTTATTCTACTAGCAATTACCGCAGGGTCTGATGAATGTGACCAGTTTAAGTCACCACCCCACGCGTAAACTGCAAATACTTCTTTAACGGGAGTATCAATTGTAACTTTATTTTTGATATTACCGTCTAACCAATTTTGATTTAATAAACCACTATGCCATCTCCAAGAAGTTGCCGCTTGTGTTGGAATGAACGCATTTGTTGAAACGTCTTGACCCATAACATAAGCAAATGAGTAATATGAATCTGATTCATTAAATACACTATCATTTTTAGTGATGTTACCAACCTTCTTCTCTAAATTTGGATAAGTAAAGAAGTTCGCAGTTCCTGATATATCTGTTTGTGAATGTCCTAAAAACGCTTTGTATGCGTCTGAAACTGTAATAACATTATTCATCCAAGCCTTTTGTGATGCAGGACTAACAAACACACCTAAACTATCACCAACTTTAACTTGTGTTGTAAATAATGCCTCACCCGTTGCATCTAAAGGTAATTGAGCAATTGGTTGTTGTGACCAATCAATAGTACCACTACCATCTGTTTTTAATTTCATTAATTGAACATTATGGTCAGTAATTGCATATCCTTGTGGGAATAAAACTTTCACTTTAAATTGTGAAGTATTCCCAACAACACCACTTAATGAAATATTTGTTGAGCTTCTTGTAATTGGTGATATATTAGTAGATGCGTCATTAATTGCATATGATAAATCTAATTTATGAATATCATTATATGTGTTTTGGTCCTTCAATACAAATTTTTGAGTTGCAATATCCCCGTTGATTGCAGCATCAGTTCTCTGAACTGTGATTTGACCAACATTCCAATCGTTATTTGCGGCATATCCCCAAGGAGTTGTGGTGTATTGTGCATATAATTGTGTATCAGCAACATTCGGTGCCGGTGTAAACTTATAGTTATTCCAACCGGTAAAAAACGTTTGAGTTGAACTACCTTGTGAGAACACAGTACTGTTTGATACCATAGCTAACGCTTTATTGTTAAAAGAATACCTCAACCAAAAATATCTTGGTGTCGTTGTCCCTCTAGTTACAGTGTACTTAACCGTTAATGTGTCACCAACCTTTAATCCCGTTGTTGGGGTTATAGTTTGATTGACTGTTAGTTGAGCAAATGTTGAAATGGTGGATAATAAAAACACACCGATAATTAATAATTTTTTCATTTTTACTTTTTAATTGAAAACACTTTATTTATTAAAGATTCACACGTCTTTTTAATCGCGGATGAAAGAGCTTGTTGATTTATTTTATCACTACCTTCATCGGTTATTAATGTTGATGTCGAGATTTCTGAACTTGATTCTTCGGCAACTGCCTCTTTGATTTTCTTACCTTCTTTAGTTGTTAACTTACCTCGCATTACCACCAAAGTCTCTTCTTTATCTGAATGAAATACTGAGATATTAGTCTTGGTTTTATTAACGTCAAAAAATAAGATTTCAGCACTAAAAACTAAATCAGCTTTAGTAATGTCTTCGACAATTAGATAATCCTTATCTTGTAAAATTTCTTGGAAAATGTTTTTAGCCCCAAAAGCTAAATTTCGATTATTAGCCATTTTACCAATAATCACTTTGTTCTCTACTTTATCCACGTAGACGGATTTTGGGTCCTCAATCGGTTGAAAAATCCTTACCAATAAGCCCACGAATAGGATGTACAGTATCGGTAAGAGCGATACGTTTAGTCTGTTTGTCATACTAATAAATATGACAATGATGACTATTAGTATAAACTTTATATCGTTTTAATTCGGCAATGTTGCCTATATTTTTAAATGTTCATAAATTGTTAATGTTCACGTTCCGTGAACAAATAAAAAAAATGAACAAAGAATAATTTTGTATATTCATATATATTTATTATCTTTGTAAAACAAACATCGCGAGATAGAGCAGCGGTAGCTCGGAAGGCTCATAACCTTTAGGTCGGGGGTTCGATTCCCTCTCTCGCAACACTTGAGACTAACTCAACGAGGACTTTGTCAACCAGAGCAGTGACTTGGATGGTGCAACTTAAGGTGAGTTAGAATCAATATTGGATTGGTAGTTCAGTTGGTTAGAATGCCGCCCTGTCACGGCGGAGGTCGCGGGTTCGAGTCCCGTCCGGTCCGCAAGTTGTTTCATACACTTAACACGCTTAGTAACAAAGCAAGGTATATAGAGTTACATAGAGGCACGGAGTAATTACCCAACGCCACATTCGGACTACAAATGTGATTAAGTTCAGACGTTGTAGAGAAAGAGATGTTAAGAGTAAACTTGCAAGTTGAAACAACGATTGGAGGCTTGCCAGAGTGGTTGAATGGAACGGTCTTGAAAACCGTCATACTGGAAACGGTATCTGGGGTTCGAATCCCTGAGCCTCCGCACTTGCTCGGTTCGACTAGTGGTTAGGTCGCGTCCCTTTCACGGACGTAGCACGGGTTCGAATCCCGTACCGAGTACATTTTCCCGAATATTTTTTGTTCGGGTTTTTTGTTTTATTAGTTTTTTTTCTTATATTTCATTTAAGGTTCTTTGACATTGTGGATTTATAAAACTGCCTGGGTGTTGGAATAGGTAGACAAGACAGACTTAAAATCTGTTGGACCGTAAGGTCCGTGCGGGTTCGATTCCCGCTCCAGGTACAAACACTATCGTTCTTTGGAAATAAAGGAGAAAACAATATGGATATATTATCATTTATTTTAGGAATGTCTATAGTTGTGGTTATCGCAGTTGCGGTAGTTGCGGTTATAGCCTTTGTTAGGGTGAACAAACTAAACAAAGAAATTAGAGAAGTAGAACAATGTCTCGGAAGAGAAATTGAAATTCAAAACAGAGAACGTGAAAGTGCAATAAACGATGTTTATCGAGTATTGGATTCACGTTTAGATAAACTTGAGAGTAGAATAACAACAAGCCGTAAGGCATAACGTTTAAATAAAAACTTTCAAAGACGATAGTGTTTAATTTGGTTCCGTAGCTCAGTTGGATAGAGCAACATCCTTCTAAGATGTGGGTCTTTGGTTCGAATCCAAACGGAATCACATTTGGACTTGTAGCTCAGTTGGTTAGAGCAAATGACTCATAATCATTAGGTCTCTGGTTCGAGTCCAGGCTGGTCCACATTATTAAAATCTGACGATTCTTTAGGTCCGTATAAAATAAAATAACTACCCGTCGGTACCTCAACAAGTGGACCCACAGGTAATTCAATTGTGGATAGAATTCTTCTATATTTTGCAGTTTTGTTTCTATTCATAGAACCAACTCTTAAATCACCATACTCGATTGACCATTGTCTTAATTTATTGGATAATCTTTTCCAATTACGAGCAATATCAATCATTTGATGTCCGATGGGTCTGTCTCTTTGAGCGTGTGGAGTTGTAAAATCTTCTTCGTCAGATGTTAAAGCCACATCATAAAGTGAATCATAATGAAATGTTTGATTTTTTAGGAGGAACATCTTGTAAGGACCCGCATCTATTCTATCAATATCCTCCTTACCCATTGAGCGGAGTTTTTTCAACTCATCCTCAATCATTTCAATAAGTAAATCGGTGAAGTTCATCAAAGTATTTTTTATAAATATTTGGAAATACCAATTTATTGTTTTATATTATACTATGTTAAAACAACAAATGTTATATCTTACATATTCAATACTTTTGTTCCTAATAGGTTCATTTGGTCATTGGTATATTATGTATTGGCAATTTAGGTTACCTGATTGGATTAAAACCCCTTGGCCGTATCTAATATCGATTGTTTGTACTTTCATTTGGATAACCGCATCTCACTATGGTGTGAAAGCATTTAATGGAGAAATGTGGAGTAATAGGTTTCTGTTTTTTGTTACAGGTATCTTTGTAGCTGCGGTGTTATACCCATATCACTTCGGTCAACCATTCACAATGAAAACTATGGTTCAGTTATTATTGGCTTCCACCATAATTTTAATATCTCTTTTTTGGAAAAATTAAATTTATAAAATATGAAATGTATTCAAGCAATTAAAGAAACAAAATCCTATAAATTAGGTGAAATTCGTAGAACCGATGATATCGATGCTGACCAAAAGGTTGCGAGTGGTGTATGGAAGTTTATTCCTAAGTCAGAATGGAAGGGTGTTAAAAAAACACAATCGGTTGGTGTCCAACACGATATGGGTGGTTCTTATGAAGTTAAGACCGAAAAGAAAAAAAATAAAAAATAATTTTTAAAAATATTTTGTTTTTATAAAATCTTTTCTTATCTTTGTAAAAGAAACAAGAAATAGTTCTTTGATTTAAAAATATTGGCCGCCTATGGTCGATTAAAATAAACCACGAAAGTGGGATAAAGTGACGAACCTTTGGTTGAGGTAAGTTGCGGTTTCAGTAATGGAACTCGAGTAGGCAAGTGGAATATCATCGAACCTTAAGTACTGAGGGTGACACTTTAGGGAAAGTGGTTTGATGACCAAGCAATCCGAGTTGTTTGGTTGAGGTGGGAACACCAACAAGAATAATCCATAGAGTTATTGTAAGAAATATAGTTATCCAACTATACAATTACGTGATTCAATATGATGGGAATCTTAAAACCGAAAGGTATGGTGAAGTACGAGTGGTGTCGTTATCATCCTTTATTAGACTCTACCAAGAGTTTAGTATTGAAGGAGTCCAAAAATATGGTAGCAGGGATGTTACAGAGAGTAGTTTAGTATCGAGTCGCTCAAAAGGTGGCTTGGCTAGGTGACGAACCACTACTTTCCAAATTCGGATAACTAAATTTTGTTAATTTTGGTTTAACAACTTAAAATCATACAAGAAGAAGTGTTCGTCAGTCGTTGTAGACAGGTGGCTACATAGTCGTGAGGGGTTCACGGCCACAAAGGGTCTCAAGCCCGATGTGATTTTTAAAAAAGTTCTCTAAACCCGCAAGGTTGAATCAGGGAGGCATCTTTGATGAGTAATGAGTATTAAAAGAGTATATAACGACTTAAGGATTGGTTAATCTAATTGACCGCCGCTGATTGGTACTACTCAAAAGGTAGTGGATAAGGGAAGAATCAAATAATGTCCCCAAGTCAATCTCAAAATGGTGTAATCTCAGCCCTTTTTTATTTTCTTTGTTTATTAAAACAAAGTGGTGGAATTACCTTATTTTTTCTATGAAAACCGAAGGCCCCAAAAACTAAGTCAGATTTTTTCTGACTTTTTTTTGCTTTGTCGATAATTTTATCTATATTTTCTAATATGAGAATCGTTTGTATATCCGATACACATAGTCTCCATAAAAAAATGGAGGATTATGGAACATTACCAAAAGGTGATGTATTAATTCACGCAGGTGATTGTACAAATGTCGGTAAACCTCACGAAGTAAAAGAGTTCGTTGAATGGTTTATGAATATCGAAGGATTTGATACTAAAATTTTCATTGCGGGTAATCACGATTTTGCATTTGAACAACATAGATATCCTCATCATAAAGGTGAATACGATTGGTATTACAATTTAATGAATGAAGAAAATTTATCACAATCTAATGTTACATATTTGGAAGATAGTCAGTTGATTATTGAATCTCCTGAATTCTCAAGACCAATTAAATTTTGGGGTAGTCCTTGGCAACCTGAATTTTACAATTGGGCATTTAATTTACCAAGACTTGGTGACGAATTGAAAAACTATTGGTCGATGATTCCTGATGATACTGATGTATTAGTAACACACGGACCGCCAAACGAAGCAAGGGATTTTGTTAGTAATTGGAGACAAGGTGATGTTAATGTTGGTTGTGAATTGTTAAGATATAGGGTCGATGAAATAAAACCTTTAGTTCACGTGTTTGGTCATATCCACGGAGCTTATGGTGCTGCACACATTAAAGATACTTTGTTTGTGAATGCATCAACTTGTAATGATAGATATGAACCATCAAATAAACCACTCGTAGTAGAATTGACAGAATACGATGGAGAAATAGTAGCAAATTATGTCGAAGAGTAACCAACCTGTAAGTGTTGTTATATCAACACGAAAAATTGACGACGAGTATTTGAAACACGTTGAGAAAATGTTTTCTCACCCAAAGACACAAATACTTGTTTATGAAAATGATGGAATTTCATCATTAGCCGAAATTTATAACGATGGATTGAAAGATTCAATCTACGACGTTGTAGTTTTTATGCACGATGATTTAATAATTGAAACCAAATGTATTGGTGAAAAAATTAATAAGTTATTTGATAAAAATCCTGAGTTTGGTATTATCGGAATTGCAGGTACAACCGATTTGGTGAATGGTAGATGGTGGGAAATTAAGAAATCAATGGTAGGTGAAGTTTATCACGAAAATGGAGGTAAAAGATGGTTATCAAAATATTCGAAAGAATCATATTCTGATATATTAAAAGATGTTGTGTGTGTTGATGGTTTATTCTTTATGGTTCATAAAAATAGAATTAAAGATACATTCGACCAAGATTTTAAAGGATTCCATTTTTATGAAATTCCATTCTGTTTGTCAAATTATACAAAAGGTGTAAAAATTGGTGTTACAACTAAATTTAACATTGTACATAAATCTGTTGGTCAAACAAATGAACAATGGGAAGAAAATAAAAAACAATTTGAAGAGAAGTTCAAAGACGTATTACCAATACGTTTAACAAACAATAAAACGTTTGATGAAAAATTAAACTACGATAAAGATAAAATCGGTGTTGGTATTGTGACATATGATGCTCAACATAGAATCGTACAATCTGCACCTACAGTACCTTCTTGGGTAAAACATTTTGTTATTGTAAATGATGGTACACCATATGATGAAAATTTATATCCAAAAAATGCACATATTATCCAACACGAAACTAATATGTCTGTTGGGTATGCGAAGAATTCAGCAATCCAATATCTAATGGACCAAGGATGCGAACATATTTTTATTATGGAAGACGATATCCTAATTAAAGATGAAAACGTCTTTAACCAATATATTAAAACTTCCGTTTTAACGGGTATAAAACATTTTAATTACGCACTACAAGGACCTGCAAATAAAAAGGGTTCTAAGGGGTTTGATTCGTTAGAAGAGAGAGCGAAATTAAATAACTTAACCGAACCAAACCCAAGACAGATAGTAACATATCCTGATGGTGTGGAGGTTGCGTTGTATCCTAATTCTGTTGGTTCATTCTCATATTACAATAGAGAAGTTATTGAAAAAATTGGATTATTTGATAAGGTTTATAAAAATGCGTGGGAACACGTTGACCACACGTTAGAAGCATATAAAAACGGATTTACAACACCTTATTGGTGGTTTGCGGATATTAATAAATCTTGGGACTATATTGAAGACATTGAAAATAGTATTGAAAATTCAACAATTGCAAGGTCAGAAACTTGGAAACAAAATTATAAAAGAGGTTTAGAACATTTTACCAAGAAACACAAATTTGCACCTACAATGATACCTGATTTAGACCCCCCAAAAGTTAGCCAGGTCTTAAATACCCTTTACCAATTTAGATAATATTTATTTATATAAAAACACACACTTATGATGACAGTTATTTTAGTTTTAGTAGCATTAGCATTAGCAGCAGGTGCAACATTCTTCCTTATGAAAACGGGTAAAATCGAAGATAAGGACAATAACAATATCCCTGACGTAATCGAAGAGAAAATCGAAGAAGTTAAGGAAGTAGTTAAAGAAGTTAAAGAAAAAACAAAAAGAGTAGTTGAAGAAACTAAGGACGTTGCTAAAGCGGCTAAAGAGGTTGTTAAACAAACAAAGGACGTAGTAAACGCGGCAAAAGGTTCTGGTTCCCGTAAAGGTAGAAAACCAGCAGCAAAGAAGTAATTAACTATTGAAATATAAAATTATGGGTTAAAATTAGTTTTTTAACCCTTTTTTATCTACATTTGTATTAGTTCTTTTATTTACGGGGGTGTCTGGTATTGATTTCAGGTATCAGGGATAAATGGCACGTAGTCAGAATTCATCTATGACTTAAATCCACGGTGAAAAATTTTAAGCGGCAACGTTTACAACAATATGGAAGTAGCAGGTTTACTTGCAACTTCTAAAGTAGCAGCCTAACTAAGTTAGACTCCTATCTCGGGTCGGTCAGGACATATACCTAGGAACAGAAGTCCACTGAAACGGGTCACAGGTCAGAGCTCGTTTAAAATAACTCTGAGACCAGGTTGTTTGTTAGTTTCGTTCCCACTTATATGAAACAAACTATTTGTCAGTTGAGAACCAATTGAATAAACGTGTAGTCATTTATTGTTGAACAGGAAAGACACGGGTTCGACTCCCGTCACCTCCACCAAAAATTAAACCCATCATTCGATGGGTTTTTTTGTTTCAAGTAATTCTATAAATGTATTTGCTAAATCTTTGTGTCCATTTCTACTATAATGGATGTCAGGTATATTACCATTCGTTTCCTGTCTAATTGTTTCGTAACTATAATACGGTAAGAACAATTTAAAACATTCTTTTCTGTGGTTGGTGGAATTATATTCAACACAATTAAATGTTTGATAAAATGGTCCTAAAATGTTTAACGGAGCCAATTCAATATTAACACCGAACACTCTCTTACCACTATTCACTAACGACTTAATTTCATCCATATCAAACGGTTTGGCTAAATCAAGTAACAAATCACAACTTCTACCAATTGCATTTTTAACGTCAATATCTATATTTTTCCAAGACCTGGCCATCATAACATTTTTATGGCTGAGATTATCTTCTGACCATATGTTATCGACAATATCACTTGATGGTAAACACCAACTCCAATGATATACTGTGTTATTTTTTAACAATTCATTTATGATTTTTACAAATTGTTCCAACTCTTTCCAATAGATACTATACGAATCTCTATTAATAGCAATTTCTTGTGTTGTTCTTAAATCAACATCATCATTTTGTTTTGGGTGAGGAGTATTTGGTAATATATCAACGTATCTGTTTTGGTGATTTGCAATTCTAAATCTATTTATTGCGGTCCAACCAAAAATTACAATATCACCTTCTGATATGTTTTTTCTATTCTCGAAAAATTTATCGAATATTGTATAATTTGAACAGCCACCAACTGCGTAATTGTGTAAATCGTAATTGAAATGGTTAGCGATTAATTCTGTGTAATTTTCAGGAACCTCACCAATGTAATCCATATACTTGTTACCCCAAGCTGAACCACCTGTTCTATGAGATTTAAATGTTTGTGTAAAAGAGTCACCAAACACGTGAAGTTTGACTTTATTTAACATATTGTTTTAATGTAAATAGGTATAAACGAACAAAAGGTCCGAAGACCCTTTGCCGAGATTTGAATACCTCCTTTTCGTTTTATAATCGTTATCGTTTAACGGCGACCAAACCAATTAAACTCTATTAATAAATATCACAAATTAAACAAAACGAGCGAAAGATTTTAATAAACTTAAACCAACCATTCCTTTAAAACCGTCCATTGCACTGTCAACAACACCAGGACTTTTTTCTGCACTACTATCTCCAGATTTTTCTAATGATGATTTTTCTTCGTCCGAAAGTGAATTGTTATAAATTTTTGCAAATTCAGGGTCTTTTAATAATTTTTCCGCTAATTCAGGATTATCACCTGGATTACGCATAAAATTTTCAAATGTTTGTATGTTTGGGAAACCAAATGTACCTAATAAATTACTACCAAGTATTAATTTTCTAACAACGTTTTTTCTCATCATTCTTCCACCATAAACAACATTCCACCATCTTGAAATAAAATTACTAGGTGCTTTACCACCTGTGTTTACTAAGAATCTTTGTAACGCTTGATTTTGAAAATTTTGTTTAACAGTTTTACCAACACCTCTTTCTAATGTTTTAGTTGCGGTAGTTGCCATACCTTGAACCTTACCCATTAAACCTTTTTGTAAATTTTGTGCGTTTTTCAATATTGTGGCGTTACCTGGTGAAACTTTATTTACTTGACCAACTAATTTTGCAATTTGAGGGTTATCAAGTTGTTTACCAATTTTAGAATATGCCGCCTTTGCTGCAGGATTGTCTGATAAATATTTTAAAAATGTCGCAGATGTTTTAAATGCACCTGCAGCTTTACCTAATCTTAAGAATGGTTTAACGAGGAAATCACCAAAGGTTGGGATTAACGCAAATAACATTAAACCAGCTTCAATTTTTCTATCTTGTCTATAATAATGTATAATTAATGCAATATCTGCAATTTCACCAATTACTGGTACAAATCCAACAAGTTGTAGTAAATTTTCACCCCATCCTTCGGATACTTCTTGATTTGTTGGTTCGTAAGATTCCGATTTTGTGTATTTTTTTTCTTTAAAGTTTTCCATTATTTCCAAATTACTCCGCAAAGTTTATTACCAGCCAATTCACCAATATTTGATTGTTTTATCAATTCATCAATGATATTACCTAAACCCGATTTTGCTTGGTCAGCGACATTTAAACCTACTGATTTTTCACCGAATTGCATATAACCTCTAATACCTGCCATAATTGCGTCTGAAATTCCTGGCATTTTTTCTCTACACAATTCAGGAGTTTTAAATACTTTTAACAAGTCTCTTGGGTCCATTTGTTCAAGAGCCGCGGCCATTGCGTTTGCAGCACCTTGACCAACACCAAGTTGAACTAATATCCATCTAATAACTTGTTCTTTTATTGTACCTAAACCACCACCAATTAATGCGTCGAAAACGTTAGTATTTTTCCATACATCGCCAGCAACTGCACCAACTCCTTGTTGTAGTTTATCTAAAAATTGTTCAGAAACCAATTCAATTTCTTCAATAGTATAACCTTCTTCAAGTAATTTACCGGTTTTACTTAGATATTGTGTAAATAAGAAATTAACATCTTCAATATCACTTAATTCATTTAATGATTCTTGAATACGATTTTTTCTTATTTTAAGTAACTCCTCTTTTAATTTTTTATTTAAAGTGTCCATAAATTTTAATTATCTTTTTAACCAAACGTATTTGTCACCGTAACTTTTATCTAATTTTTGTTTGATTCTATCATAACCCAATCCTGACAAAGTAGTGTCTAATTTACTAACAGTTTCAGCATCTAAATCAGGACCTTTATATTTTACTCTATTTGTTGCCGGTAATACTGTACCATCTTCTAATCTTGTTTCATTTGCATCTCCTTTAAGATATCCAGCATCTTTAAGTGCGGTATATAAATCTACCGGTTGTTGATTAGACTGAATTATAGGAGCTATTTGAGGTAACTTCATATCAATAGCAGATGGTAATTTAATATCTCTTGTTGGTAATTTTATTGGTTCAGCATCTAATCTTTTTGTTGGTTCTGTTGTAGTTCCGGTTGTAGAACCATTACAGTTACTTGTTATTTTCAAATAAACATCTTTTGTTAATTTTGAACCATCATATCCTGCATCGCTCAATGCTTTAGTTGTTATAGGTCCAAAATTACCTGTTTGATATTTTTGAGGTAAACCTAAACATAATTGTACTTCTCTCACATAATCACTCTTACAACCTGGTGTTAAATCAAAATTGGCACAAGGTTTATATGTGGACCTTGTTCTAGCAGGACCAGCATCGTCTATTTTTCCTCCGCCACCACCTGACGCCTTTTCACCATCCCAATCAATATGAATATTAGAATATGTTTCATCTGTTGCCTGTTCAGCAATTGTGGCACTTATTTCTTCCGAACCACCACTAGTTCCTTTACAGTAATAGTTACCTCTTACTTCTCTATCAACACTAATAGCTCTACCATTTGGCCAGAATTCCAAACCTCCTCGATTTTTTGATTTTTCGTCAACACCGTCAGGTATTCTTGCAACCACGACATCTCCTTGTCCGATTACAAATTCTACATCAGGTAAATTAGCAACACAAGAAGGTAAAACACCATCAGCATTTTTTCCATCTTTACCGAACATACCTTTAACTAATTCATAAGCACCATAACCCGCAAGTCCATATAATAATGCTTGTTTAACTGACATTTTACCCT